AGCAGCAGATGTTGCAGAGGTTGCTGCAGCAGTCTGAGATGTTAATGCACTTGATGCACTGGTAGCAGCAGCCGTAGCAGAAGCAGCAGCGCTTGTAGCAGATGTTGCTGCTGCGGTAGCACTTGCTGCAGCAGAGGCTGCGCTTGTGGCAGCAGCAGTGGCTGAGCCAAGAATTGCATCTACATAATCTTTTGGAGTAGCAGATGATGAAACCATACCAGCACTAGATAGACCAGTAATAACTGGTGAACCTGAGATAGTAGGGCTTGTTAGAGTTTTGTTAGTTAATGTTTGTGTAAGGGTATCAAGAACTATATTACCTGAAGCATCAGGCAAAGTAATAGTTCTATCAGCCGTTGGGTCTGTTACTTGTAGGAAAGTTTCGTTTGCATCTCCAGTAGCACCTTCAAAAGTAATACCAGTATCGCCAACTTGTCCACCAGTAATAATTGGAGATGTTAAAGTCTTGTTGGTAAGAGTCTGTGTTTTGGTTGTACCTACTACACTACCGTCACCAGAGGCTAAACCGTGAACATGTGTTTGATTAGCAAGGTCAAGAATTGCTTGGTCTGCATCATAACCACGAGCAGCAATATGTGTTTGCTCTTCACGGAAATCTCTACCTGAAACACCGTGTCTTACAACAGCACCAGCAGAGTGGGCTACAGCCTGAGTGCTATCTTCACCACGAGTTACAGTAAGTGTTGTGCTACTTGCACTGGTAACCGTTACAACTTCTTCTTTAGAGGTATCTGGGTCAACAATTAATGTAAACGGAACTGATGGAAAACCGCTAACTGATGCGACAATAAAAGATGTGTTTGATGCACCTTGTGACTGTGCTGGTATAGATGATTGAAGCGAAGTTTCTACTGCGGTTGAGGAGAAATTGCATTTTGTCCAGAACCTGTAGGTCTTACGCCATCTAACATATCTGCTGCTGCAGATTGAGGACCAAGGCGTGAAGGGTCCAAGAAAGAAACCATACGAAATGCTGCGCCATAAATAACTACATCTTCTGAATATGATGGCATACCTGATACGGTTGCATATTCATCACTATCATTTGTTAATAATGTTGGGCGCTTAGAATAAGAAACATGAACTGTTTGTCCAGGTGTAATCTCAGAATATATTGAAAGACTCTTGCCATTGCTAAATGCATCAGTATCTGCAGTACGGTCTAGTTGCCATCCACGAGCAGGGAACCACTCTTTAGATGGACCAACGATTGAGTAAGTAACACTTAAAACATTTTCTACAGCAGAAGGTATTGAGTATGAATATTGTGATGCTATGTAGTCAAAGTCATAAGAACCAAGAGCAAAGACCATAGGATACATTGCGTTAATGGTGTCATTAATTGCATTTTTAATTTCTTGGCGTGGGAATAACGGGCTTACTGTTACCTTTGCATTTGCACTGTGAGCAGCAACGGTAGTACCACGCTGACCTCTACCCCAAGGAGCAAGGGTTAATGTGTTTGCCACATTGTCTGTTGAGTGAACAAATACAATTTCATCATCAACTTGAATATAGCCACGACCAATAACCGATGCATCATGAACTGATAAAGTGGTTGTAGTTGTGGTAGCGCTAGTAGTAAGCCATGAGGTTGGTTCAGTATTTTCTGTATAGGCATGGAGTACAGACTCAACACGGTCCGCTAATTGAGTAAATGTACTCATATATTGATACTCCTTAAAGCATCCACGGCTGATAACCCAGAGGTTCCAGCAATCTCATTACACACAGCATTTAAACCTTTGTAGTTATTTGGTTGCCTTGTGCTGCTTGCTTTGTAATTAAGGGCACCTAATAGAGCCAAGCCAGTAGTACCAGCCCAGGTGTTAGCAGCCCCTACAAGGGCTTTATAGGCTGTTATAGCGGGATATGTACCACCATTGGCAAGACGATTCATTTCGCTTGTTAGCGTGCTTCCTGCTATTCCTGTTGCCATTACTTACCCTTCTTCTTACTCATCCGTGCTACAGCAGCGTTGTCCACAAGGTTGGGATACTTCCGTCCCGCAGCCTTTGCACGAGCCTTGGCAGCAGCCTTCTGTGCAGAAGTCAGTTTTGTAGATGTACCCTTTGGATTCTTCTTGTCCCAAAATGCTTTACCTTTCACCATTTCACCTTATCTGCCCAATACGCTGCAGACATTTTTCCTTTCGCAATGTTCTTAGCATGACGAGCCTTAAATGATTTTTGTCTTGCTGTTGGTTGTCTGTCACCAGTTACGCCTTGCTGTCCAAATCGTATAGTTTTAACTTGGCTACCTTCTTTGGCTACAACAACATGTGATTTGGTTGGATGACTTGGTGTGCGCTTTGGTTTATTAAAACCAGATACACCTGCTCTAGCGAGTCTTGAGTCCTTCTTGCTTGCCATATTCCCCATGCTTTCCTAATACTGCTTTGATTGTTCCATCTTTACGCAGTATTACTACCATGCCATTTTTAATTTGAAATTTGTTAAAACCGTGATGGACTTTTCTTTGTCCCGATGACATTACTTCTTTTTCTTTTTAGCCATCTTTGCTTCGCTCATGGCGATTGCTACGGCTTGCTTACGGGACTTAACAACTGGTCCACCCTTGCCTGAGTGCAAGGTTCCACGCTTGTATTCGCCCATTACCTTTTTAACTTTTTTAGCAGCAGTTGCTTTTTTCATTACATGCCATCCTCTTCGTCATCATCCATATCTTTGTATGACATGCCCATTGGCACTTCACCGATTCTTTGGATTGGCTTGTTGTACATTGCTACATTTGGTGCCTTTGGTGTTTCAGTAGGTGTTCTTCCACCAACTCCATAAGGCGTTACTGTTCCAAAACAGTTACACTCAATACACATTATTTCCTCCTTTGGGATATAACTTTTATATCTCCGCCGACACTTATGTTGTATTCGGCAGAAATCTTGATTGCTCTACGCGCTGCAAACTCAGCGCTCTTTATAGAGGTTTTACTGAAACCTGTTGCTAGTGCACCGAGGGCTAAGTTGCCACCACTACCAACAGCATATAAACCACGGTCATCTCTTGACCACAGGTAATCATGGTCTACTTCATAGATGGTTCCGTTTAAACATATCAAAGCATCAAAGCCTGCATCTTTATCATCTTTGCTGGCACCGTGGTAGCCGTTGTCTGACATTACTTCTCTCAAAGAAGGCAGTACTTTGTTCTGCATAAAATCATCTATATGCATTGACTTAACTAACTTTGGTGGAGTCCACATAAAGTTTGCTATATTGCCAGCGATAGCATCTCCAGCAAAAGCAAATATGTAGTCGCCTTTTCTAACAACCTTGTCTTGTCCCTTGGCATAATAAGGTTTATCATCGTAGGTTGTCATAGAATCTGCAGCGATTAGCGCCCAGTCTTTGCCCTGTATACCTACAATGGCTGTCATTATTACCCCTTAAAACTCCTCGTACTTGCATCAAATGCTTTACCAGCCTGCTCGGAAATATGAACAGCCTCATTAATTTTTTTCATTGAGGTTCCAGCAGGTTGAATACCTTGCGCTCTAGCGCTTCTATATGCCTCAAGTTCTCTATCCCATTTGCGAGTTGATACTTTTAAATTAGAGTTAGCATCGCCAGCGTTCATTTGCAAACCCATAGCCTTGCAACCAAAACATGTATCTACTGGCTCTGGATGATATTCCCAATGTTTCATGCTGTTGTTATGTATGCTCCGTAGCCTTGTGCTACTAAAGCATCCCTCGTTTCTTGGTTAATAAGATTAATTGTTCCACCCATGTAAAACTCTTCAGCATTTAATATCTGAGTTTGACTTGGATACCTATAGGAAGAGTATACACCGTTTAAACGCAACACAGTAATACCACGGGGAAGTTTGTAACGGTCAAACAATGGCGGTCCACCTGCTGGTGTTTCCTCTATTGTTGGTGTTGTGAAGTAATAGTTTGTCATAGTCCTCCTAATGGACTTACCGTAAGGCTAAAGTTTTTTCGTTTCTTTAGCCCTACAGTCAATCAACTAGAGAGCAGCGATTGAAGAACCAGTT